CACATAAGCTAAACAATCATCAAGTTCTTCTAAAGCATCATCTAAAACTTGTTCAGGTGTTTTGTCCTCAATCTTTTGTGTAGCACCTTTGTCGTATTGTGCTGCACCAATGCTGAGAATACGTTTCTCCACATTTGAGATGGCGTGACTTATCGCTTTTGCTAGTTGCTCACTTGTCATAAAGATAAGTCACTCCACTTCTTCTTATCGTGCTGACCAACCAACATACTTAAACTGCCAGGTGATGAACTCCATTGCCCTGACATATCCGTAAACCATTTACTTCCATTACTTGAATGTGCCCCATCCGTATCCATTGACGGAGCTTGGAATCTTGTGAATGGCCCAAAATCTGTTGCCAAAAAATGGTGACGATGGCCTTGAAACCATAACTCAGGTTCAGAACCATTGTCTTTCAATAGCCTTAAAGTTTGCCCACGCAACCATTCAAATTCTTTTCCAGTAATTTTATGACCGTGAGTGAACGCACATTCAACACCTGACAAATTAACTTGTGTTGTCATTTCATCGTGAGGTATATGCCAATCATCAATAAGATCATAACCATCCATAATTCTTTGCAAAGCATCAGATAGAAAACCATCAGCAGAATCTGAATCAGTAGTTATAGATTTTGAACCTGACCTCTGCCATTCTCCGTGGTTGCTGAGAGTTGAAATGAACTTACGTTTAGGAACGAGTGGACTTAAAGTGTTTATGCCAACTGTGTACAAATCAAGAGCTAAAAGAAGTTGTTGTCTCATTGTCAATTCCACCGAGAAGGTTTGGCTTGCGTAATGTCCTGAAACGCACTCAATTGGATCACCGAGATTTACAAAAGCAATCTGCTCGATATTGCGACCTGCTTTTTGAAGTTCTTTTATTCTCTTAGCAGTTTTATCAAAAGAATTAAGAATACGTTGAGTTGTTCCTGCAACACCTGTTGATGATTTGCCTAATTGCCAATCAGACCACAAAACAACAAAAGTAGAAGGAGTTTCTAAAGAAGTTTTTATCACATTTGGTTTGAATTTTCTTATAGATTTGCGTATTTCATTAACATCAGAGTCAGTAACTTTAGGTGTTTTCCTGCGAGTAAAAGTTGCTTTGTACGAGTAAAGAAAAATTACGTCTCTATCCCCATTTTCTAAACGCTTGGAACTTTGCCACTTTGACATACGAACCTTGTCATCACAAATTTCAAAAATGCTTGGGTCTAATCCAAAACTTAGAAGAATTGAATCCCAATCCGTAATCGGTTTATCAACAACACCAGTTGAAATTTCTGCTGTATCTTGTGTTACCTCTATATAAGGTTTTGATGATTGTCCTACAACATCTTCAATTTCTTCAACTTGGGAAATCCCATTTTTTTCCATATACTCTTGGATCGCCCTCTCAGCTTCTTCTTTAGTATCAAATTGACCTAAAGAAATCTTTGCATCACCATCCGTAAATCTTGCTCTAAATTTTCCTGTATCGCGTTTCTCCACGCTGCCAAAACTTCTTATATTTTTCATTTGTCCTCTTGCTCAGTTGTATCACAGTAGCGCTTAAAATTAGAAACTAATGTGACAAAACCAGCGAGTCCAAGAATAATCAAAATCAACCCTTGAAAGATGAGCGCAGGATTCACCTTTTAGTACCAACCTTTTCTATCGTGAAACGCTAAAGCATCACAAGGTGAGCCGTAGCGTTCAGTTATGTAATCCATTCCCCATTTAACCTGGGTAATCGGATTAGTTCTGTAATCGTCACCGTGACTTCGCATCTTGCGAGCAGGTAAGGCTTGAACAATTCCATAAGCCCCACTACTTGCGTTCTCAGCTAACCAAGGCATCCGACTTGAAGCCCAAGAACTTTCCCTCTGCCACAACTCATCAATACATTTCCATTGTCGCTTCGAGTATTGCTCTTGAACATAACTTCTTACTGCTGTTATTTCCATTCTTGAGTCTTGCTCCACATAAACTGGCGCAAGCATTGCAAGGATAGTTTCTAGCAATATATTCCTTTGTTAGTTCTTAGGCGTTTCCCAAGGATCATAATCTGCACCTTTTTTGGCTCTCACCAAGTTATAGAACACAGACGACTCACCTTGTTGTTTTGTTTTTTGCAAATCTGCAATGAAATGCGAAATTTGTTTCATAGAGAAATCTTCAAGTGTTTTGCACTTGTATTCCTCACACGCCCATTTCATTACATCCTCGTTGCTGAACTCCAATCGTTGCGAGATTTCTTTCAGCATTGAGATTGCAAAACCTATTTGTTTCTCTGTTGCTTTAGCTCTAGCCATTGGGCCACCACTAACATTTATTGATTGTTCACCAACACGTTCGGCTTTACTCATCTCGATTGACGAGGGCCTGTTACCAACCTTTGACAGCCCAATGTCCGATAAAACTCTACCGAGGCTGGAAGTGGCGCAGTTCTCTAAAGCACTTGTTCGGTTAACTGGATTTGAACCAATAGTTTCTTCTGCGTAATCAACACCAGATGGAAATGGGTCATTCATATCTTTCCAAACAGATGCTTTAACAATGTATTGCTTATCCGAGTACGCAATTAGTTCTGTTTCTAATCTGCCGTTTGGATAAAGTTCCCAAAACTTGTGAATACGAGAATCAACTGTTTCGTAGTTTGATAAGTCCCAAGCCATCAGAAGTCCTCTCCACAACTACAAACCCAGTTATAGCAGGTAGAGCACCTTGGGTCAGCCAAATCGGCTTGGATAGCAAGCCATTTTGTTTTAGCTTGGATAGATAGTTTGTCCCATATTTGGGGATCAGTAATGTTAGGCAATTTTGTGTCCTCTCTAAAGCCTGTTATACAGACCTTACAAGGGTAGTCTGACAATTCCTAGATTTGGGGGACTTTAAGTGTGTTTTCTAGCGTGTCCACACGCTTATTAAGGTTTTCGACTTTGCGTTCAACTCTTTGAATACCAAGGGCAACATCTGAAAGGCTGCGCCCGCCATTTGTACCAGGCTGAATCTGGTGAGTGCGCAGGTCAATATAAGTTTGAATAGGTCTAACAACAGCGTACTTAACAATCACAAAAACAACAGCGCCTATAGCTGAAAGTGCACCAGCTAACTGACCAGCCATAATTATTGCGTTAGTCATCAGTATCCCTAATAGGCAAAGTTACTAGCCATATTAACAGCCCACCAATGATAAGAACACCAGTTACTTTCTTAGCACTTCCGTCTAATGTGAAATAGGCAATTCCTAATCCGACATATGTGAAAGTATCGCCTGTAATAGCAACAACATATTTTCTAACCCAGTTCATCATTTGTTTTTAATCCTTTTCGTAGCATTTCTTTTACTTGAACCTTGAACAGATGCAGCAGAAGCCATAGAAGCAATCTGGGTGACAACAATTGCGCCAACAACAACAGACTGTGATTCTTCGCGTTGTTCCTGAGTCATATCTGATCCAACATTTAATATCGCTTCAGTTGCCGCAAAAACTTCAGCAATTCCAGGTATTTCTGCAAGCGCAGTTGGTAACTCTAATTCTATTGTATTTTCAGCTATGTATTCTATGTTGATTTGTTCTTGTATTTGTTCTTCAAGTTCCTCTACACTTAACTCAGGCTCAACTATGGGAGTTTCGATTGTTTCTTGTTCAATTATTTGTTCAATTATCTCTGGTTCTGGGATTACTATCTCTGTCAGCTCTGGGATTGGTTCTAAACTTGGAAGCACCTCAGGTAAAATCGGTTCGCTATTTGAGTTATCTTCTGATGGTATTTGGGTCGGTTCTGGGGTTACTTCTGGTATTAACGTTGGTTCAATAGTTGGTGTCGGTTCAAGGCTTGGTGTAATAGTTTCAGTAGGTGTGGGTGTTGGTGTTGGAATAGTTGTGACACCAGACCAAGTTAAAAGATAAGTACCTGTCGGTGTTTGAGTGTAATTACTTGCCATCCAAGCAAAAGAAGTTGCACGAATAAAATAGAAACCTGTTTCAATAGGTGCTGTAATTATTGAAGCCAAAACATTTGTGCCAGAGTGCAGACCATCATCATCAGCTCTTAATTTTGTTGCACCTTGCCAAAGTTCAATCCAAGAATCAACAAAACTTGGGTTAGTTTGTGGAGTTCCGTTTGTTGTTTGAATAGTTATAGTTGTTGGCGCTGTCGCTTCAATAGGAATATCAACATAGGGAACACTAGGTGCGAGTTCAATTGTTTGTTCATCAGCAAAAGCTGGAGACATAACAAAGCCAAGTAAGAGTAAAGAAAGGATTAAGCGCAGTTTGGTGCGCCTATTCAATTATGCTTCCAGAATCGCTTTCGGATCAACATCTTGACCAGCAGACCAACGAACATTGTTTCTAGCTTCAAAATGTAAATGTGGCCCAGACGAATTACCAGTATTACCTGACTCTCCTATATGTTGCCCTTTTTTAATTTCGTCACCAATTTTGACCAAAGACTTTGACAAATGAGCATAAATAACCCAAACATCTTGACCCTCAATCTTTTGAACAATGTGTGTTCCGTAGGCTTTGCCCCAGTTAGCGTTAGCAACTTTGCCATCACCAACAGCGAGAATGTCTGTTCCTTGTGGGACAGCGAAATCAACTCCTGTGTGATAACCCTTTGACCACATTTTGCCAAGTTTTTTGTAGGCTGTTGTGATTTTGCCATCTTTAATTGGTAAACCCATTCTTACTTGCCACCCTCACCTTTTTTGTTGGCACGTTTGAACACAGCATCAACTTCATCAGAAGTTAACTGACCATCATCAAGAAACGCTTTTGCTAAATCTGTTAGCACTTTGCTAACACCAAGAGCACCAGCAATAAGAGCTGATTGGACTGGTTCAACCCCAGCAAAAGCACCAGCACCGATAGCAGGAAGCGCCATAGTCATAAATAGTGCAATAGATCGTAAAACTACATCTTTAACAATTGATAGATTCATTAGTTTATTTGTTTCCATTCTTGAGTTGTTTCATCCCAATAATATCTATTTCCATCATTAGGTATATCAATTGGTGCTTCCCACATAAAAGAAGTTTCATTAAAAATCCAAGAATCAAATGGTTTAGGTGGAATGAAAACATCTTCAACTTCATCATATTCAAAACCAATACCAGCAATTTTTTTACTAGATTTATCACTATCTAAAATTTTTATACATTTTTGATTTCTAAAATCTGAATAATATTTTACCCAATTAGTAATACCATCAACAATGTCATTCTCGTCACGGCCAACAATTATTTCAGTAACAATGTTATCTTCATCTAAAAATGCGTAATAAGTCATTAAAACTCAACTGTTCCTGTTCCACTTGTAAAAGTATAAACAAAATAGCCACTTCTACTTACTGTGCTTAAAGAATAAGTTAAACCAGCGCCTATTGATTTTAATTCTCTTGCGGTATTTGGATAAGCAATAATAATTACACCAGTTCCACCTGCTCCACCACTTCGTGAACCAGGAGATGCAGCAGCACCGCAACCGCCACCACCAGAACCAGTATTAACTGTTCCATCTCCACCATTAGCGTTACCTACACCATTTCCGCCACCACCAGAACCACCAGAACCACCAGCAGAATCAGCACCACCACCACCACCACCAGCACGAGTAACACTTGAACCAGTTATAGAACTTGCTGTACCACTACCACCAACACCACCACCAGAACCAGAACCATTAGCACCACCAGAAGTTGCACCACCACCACCACCAGCAGGATAGCCACCACTTGTTCCTACACCAGCACCACCATTATTTCCTTGACCACCAGTTCCAGAACCACCAGCAGTTCCATCAGCACCACCACCACCAGAACCACCACTTGCACCAGTTTTAGCACCAGCAGCACCACCACGACCACCACCAGTAGCAGTTACCGAATCTAAAACAGAATTTGAACCATTGCTATTACTTCCAAGCAAACCACCAGCACCAACAGTAAAAGTTTTTGCTCCAGTTGTTACAGAATATGTGCCACTTAAATAACCACCAGCGCCACCACCACCAGAGTTTGCTTGACCAAAAACGCTATTACCACCTGCACCACCACCAGCAATAACTAAATATTCAACAGTTGTCGGAGCGGGTTTTAATCCAAGAGCACCTGCACCATAAGCGCGCGCTGAAGCACCAGCAAAAGAACCACGAATAGGCATTTATGATTCCCTTTTATTTGAACTGGGTTTGCGAAGCCAAAACAGTAAACGCAGAACCAGCAGTCTTAATAACAGTAAACGAATACGAATCAATAGACGAAGCATTACCTGCTGTTGGTGCAGCACCACCCTGCCACTTAGTTGAAACACCAGCAGTACCACCATCAACCCAAATAGCAGTTGGGTAATACGCGGTAGTTCCGTTAGTGTTCATAAATACTGAAGTGATCGCTTCACCTGTTTGAAGTTGGTTATTCATAGTCACAGAAGCATTACCGCGTAAGTTAAGAATAAAGTTTGCAGCAGCATTAGCGGTGTAATAAGTAACAGAATCTGTGTTTGAGTTAATTGTTACAGTACCTGTTGCTGTAGAAGCTGAAACATTCACAACTTCCTCTGGAGCATAAAGTGTTGGATTCTTACCAGGAGCATTAACCCAAGCTGAACCTGTGTAATAAGAAAGTTGATCGGTGTCCTGCAAATAGGTCATATAACCCTCGGCAGGGGCTGTGATAGCAGAAGCGCGTGCAGCAGTACCAGCAAAACTCATAATGCTTTGTTGCATCAAATAGGTGTCAACCTGTGTTGCGGTAAGAACATCACCAGCAACAAAATCCTTAAAACCTGCACCAGCCATTAAATTACTCCTCTATCTTGTAGTTATTCTAATTGCCTAAACGACCTGTGTCGAGCAGACCAAACACAGCATCATCCAACACAAACTCTGCGTACTCAAGTGTTCTGAAACGGAAAGTAAGTTCGTGAACAAAAATTCCGACCCTGTGCTCAATACCAGTAATCTGACCATATTTTACAATCTGTGAACCAATGTTGTTTGGTGTGAACTTGATTTGAACCTGATCAGTTAACTCCAAAGCCAGCAAAGAGTTTTGTTGCGCTGTGGAAAGTTCAGACATTTGCACGGTAATCGAATCGAAACGGTATTCAGGTTCAGAGTATGTTCCAAGAAGCGCATCAGCTAAAGCCAGCGCATCAGCATCAGAATTAAACAGCAACCCATCCATATTGAGTGAAGAAATACCGTAAGAGTTTTGTGAATCTGTGTCCTCAGCAACCTGTGGTGAACCACCATCACGAGTGATAACAATACGGTTATACAAAAGTTCTGAACCGTAAACCACCGCAACATTACTGAAAGGAATTCCTGTACCATCATCAGTTAAAACAACTAACCCTGAAGAACTTGGGCCAGTCAAAGTGTCCTGAAAAGTTATTCGACCAGACTTATCAATAAACAAATTACCTGACTCAGTTGTTTCAACAACCTGCAAATAAGTTAAAGCACCAACACCCTCATCAACAACATCACCTTGCAAGTTAATAGTTCCAACATCAATGTTCCTATTTGTTGAATCCCAGTTAACTTCAGGTCTATCCAAAATTGCAATAATTCTTGCACCAGTTAATTGAGGGATTGCTGTATGAGCTGACAAAGTTTGTTGAGCCAAAAGAGTGAAACCATCTGAAGCAACAGCAGCAGCAGTATTATCACCACCAGGGTTATAGTTCAAATTCCAGTCATCAATCAGACCATAAAACACAGCTGAACCATTAGACTTCACACGAATCTCACGGTGAGGCACAATCTGACCAGCATAAGGACTTGCAGAGTTCAACGGATCAAAAACTCTTGTGCTGTTATCAAACACAACTTCTAAACCACCAGCATTGTATTTATCAAGTTCGCGTGAACGACCACGGTTAGAGTTAATGTTGATAACATAATCTGTCACATCATAAAAAAGTGTTCCACCTAAAGTGAAACTTGTGTTATCTAAAACACCTTGAACAGCATCATCAAGAGTAAAGAACGGCCCACCAGCAGAACTTAAATCAAAACCAATCTCAACTGTTTTTGTTGGTAAAGCCATTTACGCTCTCGCAAATACTTGACCAGAGGTACGCTCATACTTTTTGATTGCTTCAACAATTTGTGCGCCAACTTGCGCACCATTAGTTCCCACACCAGCGTTAACAACAATATTAAATGTTTGACCAAGCCCACCATTACGACCAGATAAAGGAATAATAGCTTCAGGGCCAGCCTCGCCAATAAGAGCATTAGTTGGGCCTGTAACAATTCCGCCTTTAGCAAAGCGTCTAGTGTTAGCCATTGCTTGATATCTTGCTGCTGAAGCCTGAGCAACAGGATCACCTAAAATTTTGTTTACTTCAGCTTGTGTTAAGGAAGTACCCTTAACAGTTGTTGAAGTGGTTTTTTTAAGAACTGTTGGGGCAGGTGGTTGACCTGTTGCAACAGTAGCGGCAGGTGCAGCAAAACTTGCAAGTAAAGCATCATAAGAAGTTTTAGCAGCGTTCAAAGTCGCAGTTATACCATCAACGATTGCTTGACCTTGTGTAACACCAACACCATAAAATGTTTCTGCACCAGTAACACCAACAATGGTTGCTAAATCATCCACAGCTGAAACCAAAGTATTAACCTGGGTAACAACAGTTGAGCCACCAGCAATAATCTCATCAGCAATCTTTGTTCCAGCATCAAAACCTGAATCTAATACTTGACGGATAGCACGCTCAGATAAACCAAGTTGGATAAGTGTTTTAACTTTGTCAGCAAACTTTGTTGCGTCAGCAGCCTGACCAATTAAACCTTTCAAAAAGTTTTCGCCCTCAGCAGCAGCACCAAAATCAAGTATTCCTGTGATAGTTCCAGAAATAGCATCCCTGAAATCGTTAAACTTACCTTTTGTTATATCCAAAGAATCAGAAGCATTGTTAAGACTTACCTCAAGGGCATCTATTCCATCTTGAGCAAGTTTTTTAGCAGCATCCTGAGTTTTCTTTAACTGTTCCTCAGCACGCTTCTGTGCCTTTTCTAATTGATCAGTTTCATCAACAACATCAACAGTTTTATTGAAAACATAACCTAAACTTTTAGCATAAGCCGTGTATCTGTCACCAGCAAGTTGAGCTGTTAAAGCGTTCTGTTCATTAGTTGTTTTAAGTTCATCACCTTTTTCGGCAACCGATCCGAACAAGTTTGCTAACCCTGGAAGCGCTGTTGCCAATGGGCCAAGAAGTCCCAACATAATCATTTGACCTGTGCCTTGCAAAGCCTTTGTTAAACGATTAGTTTTCTCAGTTGAAATATCAACTTGACCAATGTAATAACCTAAACCAACAACAAAATTACCAAAATCGTCAGCAGTAGTAGTAACTGCGTTGGCTAAACCATTGCTATCTTTCATAGCACCTGTAGCAAGTTGAATTGCTTGAATTAAGTCATAACCGATTGCTTCTTTAGCTTCATCAACACGTTGACGGAAGATATCCATTTTGCCTGAGATGGTTGTTGCAGCAGCAGCAGCAGAACCTTGGAACTGGTTTTCTAACGCAGTTGTGGCTGCACTTAAATCTTTACTTTTAATAATGTTTTCATCAAGAGGAATACCAAGACGCTTTAATGCTGTGAAATTACCTAGGCTTGCCTTTGACATTGCGAGGGTTACGGATTCTAAATCCTTACCAGTTGATGCACTTATGTCCATAGAAAGTGCTAAGAGTCTTTGAGATTTATCAACATCATTTGTTGCAAGAAGCAATTGATTCATTGCAGGTCTTAGAGCAGAATCAGCGACACCTGTAGCGAACTGCATTTGAGTAATAAATTCTTCAACGTTTGTTTGCTTAAAACCTTGACCTAAATTGTTTAATGTAGTGCCAAGTCTCTTTAACGATTTCTCATCTTCAATAGCGGCTTTAACACCATCAATACCAAGTTTGACTGCAAACGCACCAACAGAAACAGCAGCAGTTGCAGCAGCACCACCAACAAGTTTCATAGCCAACTGAGACTTACGACCAGCAGACAACGAATCAGAAGCTAAACCAGCAAAAGACTTACGAGCATTATTGAGACCGCGTGGATCAAAGGTGGAAATAATATTTGCAAATACTGCCATTATCCAAGACCTTTCGTGTTTTTGCGTCTCGTGTATTCTGTTTCAACGCGTTGAATAGCATCCTTAAAACTAGATTCTATCTTGTTTAAGTTTGCGTCAATTGTTCTCCACATAGGCTTTCTTGGCAAAGAACCAAACTTAGTTCTGATACCTTTACCTAAATTACTGTTAGGACTGACACCACCAGCAAACTCAAACACAGAACCAGCACCATTTTTTTGAACAATGGTTAAAAATCTTGATTGTGTTGAAATACCAAAACCAATGTTTCCTGCCTTACCGCCTTTAATTCTTTTCAAACCTGTTTGCTTAACAAGACCAGCAACCATAAAAGCACGATCCCATTGCAAACGACCACCAGCACGCCACTTCTGAATACCGTCATAATCGCCATTTAACTTAGAAGTGCGAGGGCCACCCCAACCAGACAAAGGGTTAAGAGGATAAGCCTTACCAATAGATTGAATAAGTTGTGTGCCAATAGTGTCAGCAGAAACTTTTAATTCTTTCTGTAAATCTACAGCTTCGAAATCTTTTAACTGTTGAACTAACTCAACTAAACCATCAAGTTGAACGTTTGCTGTCGAGTCACCATAACTAACACCAGTTTTTTGAATACCACCAGTAACTCTAGCCAAAACTATTCCTTAACTTTTTCGCATCTGAAAATTACGCCAGCGCAAATAGCGTTGCATAGTTGCTATTGTCCTAGCATTTTCGTTCATTAGCAAATAGGGAGAAATACCTGTTTCAATGGCTAAAGAAACAATTGTCCAAGTCGCGCTTACTTGTCCTGACTCGGGGTCGTCTCTAACGGGGGCACATCAGCAATGCCTGTGAACGAAACAATTTTTACGTTTTCCAACCACTCCTCAAAGTT